CAGACACCGGGGCAGACACCGGCCGGGGCGCAGACACGAAAGCCGGAGAGACGGTCTCCCAACCAACTTTCTTACACTCCAGCACAAAGAAATTTATGGTCTCGTCAAAGTCTTTGCGCGTGATGCAGGGGATCGCGCCGAGCCCCTCAAGCTCGCGCTCCCAGACGTAGGGCGAGCCGGTCCCGGGATGCACGCCCGCAATCACGAACTGCTTGCGCTGGGCGAGGATCTGAACCTCTGCCTTGGCCGTGTTGCGATAAAAGACAAGGGTCCGGTTGACGATCTCCTCGGGCTCCATTGTGTCGCCGTCCACCACGCGCACGAGGAAGGCGTCGCGATGATGCTTCGGGTCGAGGACGTAGCGGCGCAGGGCAACGGGAAGAAGGGTTCTCAGGATGCGTGAGAACTCCTCCCCTTGGTCGTTGTCGAAGACGGCGTAGCCGTCGCCGACGACAAAGCCGACGTTGGCGTCCCACTGATCTTTCCACGTGACGGCGGTCTGGTAGTCGTGGCAACGCTGCTTCGCGTCGTTCACGTCCACCCCCACCCAGTCGTCGTTGACCGTCTTGCGGCCCGGGGCCTTGCCCCGGTCCTTCTGGCGGATGCGGCAACCGGGCGCGAGGACCGCGCTCGGGTTGGTTACAGAGACAAGGCGCGGCCCGAAATCGAGATCGTAAAGCTGGATCGCGTCATAATGGGAGGGCATGATGATCTCGCGAGGCGGCGTATATTGCTCAAGCCATTGCGCATCCCCGACTGGGACCGGCTGGTGCAGGGACACGTTTGCATCAGCTTCGACGAACCCACGTGGTAGTAGATGATAAAATGTTTGCGTTGCTCGACCCGGTCCACGACGCCTCCCACGCCCTCGATCTGATCGAGCATCGCGCCCAAATGCGCGTTCCGTCTCTTGCGTTTGTGTAGCGTTTGCTTGTTCATAGCTTGCCGTACCTTTCGACTACGGCCCCTGCGCTGGACAAAGGGAGCCCAGCGCCCCACGCCGGGGGCGAGCCCATGATGGTCTGCATCACGAACAAGAGCCCCTTGGCGTCATCGTCGCGGGCCATCGCGAGGATTTCATCGTGTACCGTAGTGCGAATGCACCCCGGCATCGTGTCTTCGATCTGAACAACGGCTTCAGCAAGGAGATCCCGAGCTATACTTTGCACGGCGTTCTCCACTAATTTTCCGCCGTATGTGTCCATCTCTTCCCAGTGGCGCGTGACTTGGTTGACGCCCCAGTACATGATCCGGCCGCCGTCGAGCCGGGCGGCGCGGTAAACGAGATACCGCCCGGAGGGCAGCTTCATCAGGAGTGAGCCCGCTAGGCGGCCCTTCGGGTCAGCCATGCGAAAGCTCAATCGCTTAAAGCTGTAGTCGAGGCCGGGACCGCTCTGAATGGCGCGCCGGGCTCTGTCCTCGATGACGTGCCAGAGCTGGACGATCTTCGGGTTCGTCAGCCGGAAGTTGGCGACGTGATCGCGGGCCTCGACCAGCGACAGCGTGATGCCATAGAGCTTGGCGGTGTCCACGAACTTGGCCGGGCCCATGCCGTAGCCCAGAGCCAATCGCATCACCTTGCCAAGGGTGCGGTTCTTCGAGCCAATCGCCTTCGCAGTGTGAAGATAGATGTCCTCGCCGCGCCGGAAAACGTCGAGCAGGTCTTCGTCTTCCGCCAACCATGCAAGGACAATGGCTTCGATGGCGCTGTAATCGGCGATCACGAGTTTATGGCCCGCAGGCGCTTTGAACGCTCCGCGCAGACACGAGGACACCACGTCGAGGGGGTTTCCGTACAAAAGACGGAGCCCTTCAGCGTCCATGCCCGCGAGGATCTCGTCAATCGCCGGGAGCACGTTCTCCTTCCTGATCACCGGCTTGGGGAAATTCTGGATCTGCGGCCCGCGCCCGCCCCAGCGAAGAGTTCGGACAGCCGCTCCGTACTGCACCATGTTGCGGGCGTAGCCGTCGATCTGGGCGTAGTTCGCGATGCTGGTGAGCTTGGCGGTGGAAGTCTTGGAGGCTTCGGCCCGGAACCGCAAAACCGCTTGCACACCCATGCCAAGCTGGTTGAAAGCCGATGTCTGGACGAACTCCAGAAGAGTGTCGCGTTCCAGCGTGTTGTGCGGGTAGCCTCTGGCCCGGACCCACGCGAGGAGCTTCAAGTTCTGTGTCGAGCCCGACACGTCGCCATTGGTGAGGGTGGTGATGTCAGCGTTGATGCGCAGGAGTTCCTGCAAGGTTAAGGCGTGCATCTGCGTGAGCAGATTGCTGTCCACCGGAAGCCCGCGCGAATTCATCGCTTGGTCGGCCAGCCAGATCCGGCGCTCGCGCTTCGTCATGCGCGGGATCTTGGTGTGGATCTCGCGCTCGACGCGCACGTCGGCCAGATTGTACCGGATCAGGTCTTTAACTTTGCCCACGTCCTCGCGGTGCCACCAGTGAATGGCCCCGTTCACCTCGATCTTGCGCGGCCGCGCCATGCGCTTCATGGTGAAGTGGCCAGCAGCGTCCTTGCGGTTGACGCAGTTGAGCGCCGCCGCCGCGTCGTCCAGCGTCATCGGCAAGCCCGCGCACGCGGCCGTGGCCATCGTGCAGTGGAAGCGGTCGATGGGGAGTTCAGGCCAGCCCAGATGGCGGGCCATGATGTTGTTCCAGACGCTCCATTCGAAATTGGCGTTCCACGCCCAGATTTCCACGTCGGGATCCTCGACGGCTTTCAGAAGCTTATCGCGGAGAGCGTGAGCCGTTATGATCGCGTCGTTCACAGCCTTAGCCTCGGCGGAAGCAGCGACTGGGAGAGGGACGTTGGCGAGAAGCCCGAGAAGGTCGATCCCGATGGCGCGCGGCTCCTCGAAATCGAGGGCGAACCCGGCGAGGATGGGCACGGTCGAAGGGTGCTTTGTCCACACGTCCGAACCTACGTCGTTCAAGTCGAGGATGCTCGCCAGTTCGAAATCGAGCGACAGGACTTTGGTCATGCGCGCCTCGGGAGCGTGAAGCGAGGCTGGCCCGCGCCGCGCAGAGCGCCACGGCACAAATCGGCGTGCTTGCCGCAATAAGACGAGCCCGGGCGCTGAGGCGCGGCGCAGAAGCGGTGATCGCGGCCTTCGGCAATCACCGGGTACCTGCACTCGTTCGGGCGCAGTTCGTAAATTCGTGGATGACGGTTCTCAAGACGGCGCGCGGCCATGCTCGGTGTCCTTGAGCGAGCAGGCGACGGGTCTGGAGGAAGCGCGAGGAGCTTAACCGAACCCCTCCGCGCTGATCCGCCGTCCGCTTTTTTCTTTGACGGCCCGAGACCGGCCCGCACCGGAAACCGGGTGTCGCCGGAAAGCCGGGCGTTTCGCGCCAGCCTGCAGACGCTGTTCTTGGGGATCTTGAGCCGTTGGCCGATCACTGTAGTCGTGAGCCTTTCGGCCCACAACTCTGCAATCTGGTCGAGATCGTAGCTGTCCCAGATTTTCAGAGCCGTTCCCTCACAAGTGTAGGATACCCAGCTAAATCAAACCAATGGTCGGGATAATTGGGATCGCCCGCCAGAATACGGCCCATCTTGGTCGCCATCTGCTCGAAGCACTCTCGTTGCACCGGGCTCATGATCTCCCAGTTCCTGCCCTGCTTCATCACCGCCTTGAACATCTGGGCCAGCGCCGCGTCCTCGGTAAAGTCGCCGTGGACGGCGTTGCGAGCGCGCAGCACTTTGCTCAAGTCGGGAGCGTCGAACTTGGCGCGGATGGCGTGTTCGATCCCGGTCGTGTCGATCCCCGGCAGGGTGGCGTAGCGCTCGGAGAGACGGCGGGTCTCGGTCGTGAGGTAGGGCGGCTGGGAATAGTCCTCGATGTGGGTGTCAACGTCGTTCATGAACTTCTCCATTCAGCAGGGTCTTCAATTTCGCGATGGCCTCGGCCCGCTCGTCGACGATAATTTCGACGTACCAAGAATGATCTTCGGGGGCGGGTCTGACGCTGAACTCTGACGGAGCGCCACAGCGTTGCGGCTGTGGATAACGCCAGACACGGTAGTGGTGGCAGGCCGCCGTCGCCGGGAGAGTTAGGGAGACCCCGGCAACGGCGGCGGCGATCCGGGTTGCGATGCGCGGCACAACTCAGACCGGATCGTCTTCCAGTTCGGCCTCGGCCCCGCCTTCGCCGTCGGTCGGGAAGCTCTCGCTGGCCGCCTTGCGGCCGTCGAGGCGCGGGCCGGGCTTGAGGAACTGGACGCTCTCAAGGAAGAACGACGCGCCGCGCTTGCCCGCCCGGTCGAAGGCGAACGGGCGCACGTTGGCGCGCACGATCCAGCCAGCGTAGAACTCGCTGAAGTCGATGATGTCCTCGCGCTGGGCGTTGACGCAGCCGGGCTTCGACTTGGTCCACGGCGAGATGAAGATGTCGCCGTTGTGATAGCCTTCGTACTGCCCGGCCTTCTCGCCGCCGTCGTGGAACGGCGAGATCAGGCCGACCGGGAGCTTGTTCGGCCAGCGCTCGCGCAGCGCCTCGTCCACCGCTTTCTGAAGGTTGGCGAACTCGGGCCGCGCCTGATCCTTCTTGGAGAAGATGATGGAGAGGGAGAACCTCTCCTCGCCGCCCTCGATAATCGCCCGGGGCTTCTGGAGATTGAGAAACGAGCCCGTCCCCGGGGGCGTGAGCACTACCTTGGTAGCCATGGTGAAGTCCTTTCTGTCCTCTTGGTCTGTTCCGCTTTGCGGGGTGAACGACGGCCCGTCACGGGTGAGCGCGGCGCGTCTGCGCGCAGCGACGCGTCTGAGCGCGTCCCGGAGCAATGCGCGCGCCGCGTCGGGCGTCATCGCCTTCGGCTCGCTCGGCAGGGTCAAAAGATGCGCAATGTCGAGAGGATGGGTCATCATACCGGCTCCAGCATGTCTTCGGTCACGTCGGGGAAGCTGGCGACGCTCTTGGCGGTTCGATGTTGGGCATAAGCTTCGCAGTCGATGGCGGCGGCGCAGAAATAGCAGTGGTTGCCGGGCGTAAGCTCAAGGTTTTCGAGCGGATCGCAGATCGCGTCGATCTTCGGCTTCAAGACGCCATAGCCCCAGTAGAGAAGCTCGCCGACCGGGATCGCCCAAGTCTTGAGCCCACCCGCCCGCGGTTGAATAATCACCAGACACACGGTCTCGATGGCGGCGATCAGGTCCGGGCGCTCTTTCTCCAACTTGCCGTAAACCATGAGCGCGTACATTAGTAACTGGGTGTTGCGCTCGGCTCCCACGGCCTTGCCGCGTCCATATTTGAAGTCGAGCACGTAAAGCGTGGTGAGATCGCATGCGGCGAAGTCAGTGGTGCCGAAAATATCGTCAGGCGGCTCTTCGTCTCCCCAGAGCCAGCTAAGGGAAACTTCAGTTTCGGTGGCGCGCCAGAGCGCTGTGTCGGCTAGTCGAAAGACGGTCTGCACAAACATCCTCACCGCATCCAGCATTTCCGGGGTGATCTCGACTATCGAGCCCTCGACCGTGAAGGTCTGGCCCGCTTGCCACGCGACCTGACCGCCACGCTTGATCGCCGCCTCGCACAAAGTATGGGCGAGAACTCCTTCGTGCGCGGCCCAACCGGCCTTCTTGGGCGGGCGCTTCGCCCATTCGCGAGGCGCGCCCGCGCACGTAGTCCAGATTTCGCTGGACGACGGGCCGAGGCGCGCATGTCGTCGCTCACTGGCCACCGTTTACTTGCCGCCGTGAGCTTCACGGATAATGCGGTCCACGTCGACGGCGAGGCTCCAAAAGGCGAACCACGCGAAGAGGACGGCGAGCACGATCACGAAGCAGAACATCAGACCGTCTCCAGTCCGGACTGGCGCTCGCGCTCGCCACACATGAACTCCTCCATCCGTTGTTGCTCCTTGCGCCATTCCTTGCGCTTGCGCTCAAGCTCGCGCCGCTGCCGATCCTTCCTGTTTTCCTCCATGGTCTCGTCTATTGCGCGGGCGATGCCGCCAACGACACACAGGAGGAAGACGATGATCAATAAGTGGAGCATCAGACCGTCTCCACGCCAGCGCTTTGCAGCAGCGAGTAGAGCGCCGGGCGATGCTCGTTCTGCGCGTTCATCACATACTCCAGACCTGTTTCGGCCTTGAACGCCGGGAGGAGTTCGAGAATACGGGTGGGGCCCTTCTTCTGCTGGGCGGCGCGCACCGCCTGAGTGACCACGGTCTTGAGCGCTTCGAGCGAGGGAAGCTCGATCTCCGTAGCTTGGGGCTCGGGCTCGGGCGTCGGCGGCGGGGCAGGCTTGACCTTCTTGGTCTTGGGAGCCTTCGCCGGTTCGGGCGCGGCGGCGGCGGGTTCGGGCGTCGGCTCGGAGGCGGGTTCGCCTTGAGTGTCTTCACCGTTGTCGCTGGGGAAATCCTGCGCGGCCGAGGGCGCGCCCGGCTCGGCCGAAACGCCCCGGAGTTGGGACATCAATTCATCCCAACTGTCAGCTTCAAACCTGAGAACCAATTTAGCCACAGTGTTACTCCTTGTCTTAAGGGGTCTAGGCTGTAGCAGGGAAGATCGGGGCTGTCAACGGCTTTGACGCTTTGCCGTCCACGATTTTCGCGATGTCCCGGGTCTTGCGCGCGACGATCTCCATCAGCCGGGCGTCGAGGGTGCCCGAAAGCAAGAGAAACCGGGCGAGGACGGCGTTGCGCTGGCCATTACGATAAGCGCGACAGATCGCTTGATAGTTCTTGTTCGGCACCGGGGAGGGCTCGGCGATGAAGACGTTGTGCGCCGCGTGAAGCGTGATGACTTCCCCGGCGGCTTCGATAGCCAAGATGATCAGACGCCGAGCCGGGTTGATCTGGAACTGCTCGATGTATGTGTCCCGCGCCCTGAGAGGCGTGTCGCCGTGAATGACCAGCGGGCTATGGGCGTGGAGCTTGTAGGCCAGAGCCTCGATCACCTCGCGATGGTGGGCGAAGAGGATCAGCTTGGCGTCTTCGTTGTCTCCGAGGAAGTCTTCCGTGAGCTTGGCGACGGCGCTGATCTTGGCGCGCCCGATCAGGCGTCTCACGGTGGAGAACGCCACGTTTCCGGCTTGGATCTCGGCCAGAAGCTCGTCGTCGGTCATGGTCTCGGGGTCGAGCTTGAGCTTGATCAGCGCCCGGGCCATCTCGGCTCGCAGGTTTGGGTCGACATCGGTGTCCGGCAGCGGGTGGTCGACGATGCGAAGCTCCGGCATATCGGGCATCGCCTCCTTGAGCGTTTTGCGATGGGAGAACCCCCTGATCCGCTCGGCGAGTTCGTGGGTGTTCTTCGACCCTATGATCCGGGGCGAGCCGTAAGTCGTCGTCCGGGTGACGCAGAACCGCCGCACGAACGTGTCGATGTCCATAACCCCCAACTGTGGGAGAATAATTGCGTCCGGCTTGAGAGCGTGCAGATGGGTCCAGAATTCCGCTGCATGGTTGAGGACGGGCGTCCCGGTCAGACACCACACGTGTCTGGCCGTGACTAGCGGTGTCTTGAGGAGATCTATCTTGGGGCCGTAGACGCCTTTGGTGCGGATCGCCTCGGGGTTCTTGAGGTAGTGCGCTTCGTCTATGATCACTACGTCGTACGTGTCCCTGAGAAGAGCCGGGATGATCGGCGAGCGCTCGGTGATCCGCGAGTAGGGAACGATCTTGACCCCGGGCGGGACCACGAACTTGTAGGGTGAGAACGAAGCGCTGGCAGCGTAAACCATGACCGGGAGCGCGTCGTCGCCCCAGTCGCGGAAGTGATTGCGCCAGACGCTGACGGCGATGGGCGGGCAGAACACCAGAACCCTCCCCGCCTTGGCCTTGACGCTGGCCCTGACGG